ATCCTGACGGTTACTGTCTTTATTTCGATACTGAATCTGCTGTTAACAAAGGATTACTTGAGTCTCGTGGGGTTGACTTAAATCGTACTGTTGTTGTTAATGTAGTTACGATTGAGGAATTCCGTACCAAAGCTCTAAAGGCAGTTGATAAATATCTTCAAATGCCCATAGAAGATCGCAAGCCATGTATGTTTGTGTTAGATTCTTTGGGAATGCTTTCTACAGAAAAAGAAATTAGAGATGCACTGGACGATAAACAAGTCCGTGATATGACCAAATCACAGTTGGTCAAAGGTGCTTTTAGAATGTTAACCCTCAAACTCGGTCAAGCGAATGTCCCACTCATTGTTACAAACCATACGTATGATGTCATCGGAGCTTACGTACCAACGAAAGAAATGGGGGGAGGTAGTGGACTCAAATATGCAGCGAGTACAATCATATATCTCGGAAAGAAAAAGGAAAAAGATGGAAAAGAAGTCATCGGAAACATTGTCAAAGCTAAGACGCATAAATCACGTTTAAGTAAAGAGAATAAACAAGTTGAGATACGTTTATATTATGATGAGCGTGGTCTTGATAAGTACTATGGTCTTCTAGAATTGGGAGAAGTAGGAGGACTGTGGAAGAATGTTGCTGGTCGTTATGAGATGAATGGTAAGAAGATATATGCTAAACAAATCTATGCAAACCCCGAAGAATACTTTACTCCAGAAGTGATGCAAGCTCTTGACGAGATTGCACATAAAGAGTATAGTTATGGGTAAGTTTATAAAGGTAATTAAAACTGGAATTGATGTAAGCAAAGTAACAGAGCAACTTCGAAAAAATCCTGCTGATTGGAATCATCAGAAGAAAGAAGAAGGTGTTCGATCTTTAGTTGATGAACATGGTTTTGATGATCTACCTGTAAGTAACCTTCAACTCACCATAGGTGCTGTACAAAAGAAGGAAGACTTTGTAGGAGATTCAGAACTAAACGTTAATACTCCTGCATATAAACGTCATACTGAAATCCTTAAACTTATCAAAAAAGAATTTGGGGATAAAGAAATCTATCGTTGTGGATTTCTTGCTTTACCAGTTGATGAATATGTAGGAGCACATATAGATGAGGGTAATTACTATAAGACAAAGGATAGATATCATTTGTCAATTAAGGGTGAGTATCAATATTTTACTGGATGTGATACTATAGTAGTTGAACCAGGAACTCTTTTTTGGTTTGATAATAAGCAACCTCACGGTGCAGTTAATACTGCGGATGAGACTCGAATCACATTTGTATTTGATGTTGCTCATTCTTCCACTAACCTACAGCATGGAATTGATTAATGGAGAACGTTGAGTTTCTAATTCTTAGAAACCTCTTACATAATGAAGAATATGTTCGCAAAGTAATTCCTTTTGTTAAGGCAGAATACTTTGAGGATACTAAACAGAAAGTTATCTTTGAGGAAATTTCTAAATTTGTTGGTGAATATAATCAACCAGCAACAAAGGAGATTTTGTGTATTGAAATAGAGAAGAGAAGTGATATTAATGATACTTCTTTTAAAGAGATTACTGATACAGTTGCAGCACTTGTAGATGATCCTGCAGACTTTGAATGGTTGGTAAATACTACAGAGAAATGGTGTCGTGATCGTGCCATTTACTTGGCATTATTAGAATCTATTTCACTTGCAGATGGTAAAGATGAAACACAAAACAGAGATGCCATTCCTACAATATTATCAGATGCTTTATCTGTATCATTTGACACTCATATTGGACACGACTATTTAAATGATTATGAGGAAAGGTATGAGTCGTACCACAGGAAAGAAGACAAGATCGAGTTTGATCTCGAATACTTCAACAAGATTACGAAAGGAGGTCTACCGAATAAGACTCTCAACATTGCTCTTGCTGGCACAGGGGTTGGAAAGTCTTTATTCATGTGCCATGTGGCTAGCTCAAGTTTACTCCAAGGAAAGAACGTACTCTACATCACTCTCGAAATGGCAGAGGAGAAGATTGCGGAGAGGATTGATGCTAATTTACTTAATGTCGCAATACAAGATATAACAGATCTTCCAAAGCAGATGTATGAAAGTAAGGTTACAAACCTTGCAAAGAAGACTCAAGGTACACTTATTATTAAAGAGTATCCTACTGCTTCTGCACATAGTGGTCACTTTAAAGCATTGCTACAAGAGTTGGCATTGAAAAAATCATTCAGACCTGATATAATATTCATAGATTATCTAAACATTTGTTCATCATCTCGTTATAAGGCAGGAAGCAATGTCAACTCCTATTCGTTCATCAAAGCAATCGCAGAAGAATTACGGGGTCTCGCAGTTGAGGCGAACCTTCCGATTGTATCTGCCACTCAAACTACTCGTAGCGGGTATGGTAGTTCTGATGTTGAGCTTACTGACACCTCTGAATCTTTTGGACTCCCTGCTACTGCTGACCTTATGTTTGCCCTTATTTCTACAGAAGACTTGGAGGGGTTGAATCAAATAATGGTCAAGCAATTGAAGAATAGATATAATGATCCTACAATGAATAAGAGATTTGTCATTGGTATTGATCGTGCCAAGATGAGATTATATGATTGTGAACAGAGTGCTCAAGAAGATTTAGTTGACAGTGGACAGGAAGAAGAGTATAATCCAGAGGAGAAACCCAAAAAGTCATTTGGAGATTTTAAATTTTAATGCCAGTATATCCTTACTATAAAGTTCTTGATGAAAATGGAAACCAGTATGTTGATTGTGGATGGTTAAAACATGCACAAGAAATTGTTAAACTGAATGAGAATGTTCAGAAGTTAACAATTCACAAAGTCAATGCACCTCTTGATCAGGAGACTGTTGATGTTACTGCAACTGGCATAGCAGAACTACCTGGTCAGCAAGGATTACCAAAAGCAAAAGAAAGACTTCCATTTGAACCATTAGAGGAAGAACTTGGATTACCACAAAGCGAACTTATTGAATTTTAATTATGACTGTAGACACTAAAAGATATCTTGACTTCGTTGCTGGAGTTACAAGTTTTCCTAGTTCTGATTTGCCAGCATTACTTGCTCGTGCAACAGAATTAGATGTTGAGAATGATTGTGATGTTCCTAGGTTATTGACTGCTGCACTTGGATTAACTGCAGAGTCTGGTGAGTTTACTGAAGTGGTAAAGAAGATTTTACTTCAAGGTAAACCATATAATGAAGAGAATGTTTTCCATATGAAGAGAGAACTAGGTGACATTTGTTGGTATCTTGCACAAGCATGTATGGCACTTGATACAACATTTGATGAAGTTATTGAGATGAATGTAGATAAATTAAAGGCAAGATATCCTGGTGGAGAGTTTGATGTTCACAAGTCAGAGAACAGAAAAGATGGAGATTTATAAATATATCTAGAATAAGTATTAAGGATAACCTCTCATGGGCTTAATGAAGGAACTCAATGATCTTAATAACATCTATCAAAAGATGTATGAGCAGAAAAAGGCAAAGAAAGATTATGATGGAGATGGTAAGGTAGAGAGTGGATCCAAGGAACATGCTGGTGTAGTTCATAATGCTATCCAGAAAAAGAAAGGTGGAAAAGCAGATGGTCAGGATACTCGCAGTGAAGCGATGATAGTTACCAATGCTGATAAGAAAGGTAACACACCTGCATATCAAAACATGAAGAAAGGTATGAAAGGTAAAGATGGTAAACCCATGTATAAGGCTGCCGATCATATGAAGAAAGAAAGTTATGAAACAAAGAAGAAGGGTGAAGTTCTTGGTGCAATGAAGAAGCAGGGTAGGAAATTAAGTGATAAGGAAAAGAATAAGATTGCTGATAAGGTAGTTAAGGACAAGGGTAACACAAGCAAGTCTGATGACAGGTATGCTTATGAAGAAGTTAGTCCCGAACTTACAAAGTTAATTGAGTCAGGTAAGTTCTCTGAAGAAGAGATTAATGCAATCCTTGAGGCAGAAAGAAGTCTTGGTGATAGATTGCATAGAAAGAGAAAACTCTATGATAAAACAACCAAGAAGGCAATGCAATTTGCCAGAGATGAAGGTGAGGCATCTGGTCACGCAAGATATAGGATGAGCAGCATCAGTAGAGAGATGGATGGAATAAAAGCAAAAATGAAGAAAGAAAAGTAAGATGAAATCTTTTGAGCAAATATCAGAAGATTTAGCAACACGTAGAGCAGAACTTAAACAGAGACAGCGAGAGCAAGGTGCTAGGTTTAAGGCGAAGGGTGCTGAAAGATCTGCTGCTGGAAAGGCAAGAGCAACTGCTGCTTCTCAACAGTCAGCAGATGATAGTTCTGCAGCATTAGATAGAATAAAGCAAATGGCAGCACAGAAAAGATCTGCTGAAAGGGAAAGGAAAGCAAAGCAAAAGGAAAGAGATGATATCTCTAGGGAGATAGCAGCATCCCGTGAGCAGAAGAAGGATGATATAGAACAGAGGAGAGATGAAAGAGAAGATGATG